CTCTTGACGCTTCTTCATATCAGTCTCAAGATATGAAGAATCTTTCTTCTCTTGTACCTGACTATACGCTTCAGCGATGGTTTGTAAATCTTGGCGGTTCATCTTGAGACTATACTATTTCTTAGTAAGTATTTATAACTTTTCAGCGTCGTCTTTTTTATTGAATCCAAATGGTCCTTCTTTCTCTTCCAATGCAAGTTTCAATGCAACAGCACCAACTGCTTCCATTACCTTGATAACATCTTCTGGTTTTGAATTCTCACCAAGTTCTTTAGCAACATACCAATACTTTGGCCAGAATGTTTCGCCTGCCTTTTGATAATCTTCAAGTGTTAGGATTTTCATTTTTAAGTTTCTCCTCTTTTAGTTTTTTAAAATACAACTTGTAATATCCTTTCTTTATTTTCTCAAGGGTCTCCATATCTTCTTTGAAACCCTGATACTTAAGTTCTTGATATGCACCCTCAAGATTACTGATCAAAATAAGAAGGTTCGTTGGAGTTACTGGAAATCCACCGAACCTATAATTCTTAGCATCTTTTCTGATCTCGCGGTCATCCATCCTGCTGTGCATCTTCTACTACTGCAGCATCTACTGCTGCTTCAATCTTCTCATCCAGAGCAACGATTACCCTACGGATTGCTTGAGTTCTCGTTCCGGGAAACTCATAACTGTCTTGTGCAGTCATTTGAAACAATGCTGCACGGACTGCGGCAGCATCATGAAGACCTATTGTAAGGTCGATGTTAGTGTTACAACTCATTTTCCAACTCCATAATCAGGTGCAGTTGCTTCCAACTCACCAATGTTCTTAAGTAAATCATTCACTCTTTCTGTGGGTCGATCAGTATCACTCCCACTGCCATCATCAACATTGCTGCTGTCATCGATATCACGAATACTAGCATCTTTGTTCACAGGTCACCCTCTGCACGGTGTTCTGAATAGTATACATCAAATGCGCCGCCAGGATATCTCTTCTCAAGTTTCTTTACATTGCGAGCAACAACCTCGTCAACAGAAACTTCAAGTGCCATACATGCCTGTGCCACATACCACATCAGGTCACCGAGTTCAATAACCATGTGCTCCTTGTTCTCAGGACTGAAGGGTTTGCCCTGGAAAATCATCTTCTTGATAATCTCAAGGAACTCACCGCCCTCAGCATTGATACCAACACCAGCAGTCAACAGACGCTCAATGTTTGCACCTTTCTCATCCAGTTCTACCAGACGGTCAGACAGGGCAAGAAAATCAGTAGAAGCATCAGAGGTCACTGCATTAACGAACTCTTGATACTTTTCAAAGTCAACAGATTTAGTCATATTAGAATTTAAGCGATGCGAATTTCTTGGTGGTCCTTTCCTCATTATTATACTCCTCTTCCTGTCCGCTGTCAAGGATGTCGTGCTGTGCAGACTGCTCACAATCATACAGACGCATCTTGGCACGGTCGATACCGATTACAAATCTCTTATTGATAGACAAATCATTGTATCGATTCTTCAACTGCTTCACCATAATTTGTCCGAGTTCTTCAAGCTCATCTGTGCTAATAAGGGCAAACATAAGATCAGCAGTAGCAGGGAGACCAAAGGACTCAGAAGTGTCAGTAAGCTCAACATCAGAGCTACCATAACCAGAACGAGTGGTCTGCGTGGCAGAAATGATAGGGACGTTTGCTTCACAAGCCAGTCCTCTAAGCTCCTCTGCAATAGACTTAATAGTTGTATATGAATTGACATTGCTGCCTGCGCGATACCGCGAGGAAGCACATATATTAAGGTAATCAATGAAAATAATATCAGGTCGAAATGACTTCTTAAGTGCAAGCTCATTAAGAAGTGCCTTGAAATGTCCACTGTGGGCACTCGCTGTCGGGTATTCTTTAATTATAAGTGACCCCTGTGTTTTTTTACAAATGTTTGAAACTTTTGTCTCGAACATCTGACGAGGAAGATCTGCAATCTCTTGGATGTTTACATTCAACAGGTTAGCATCTATCCTTTCTGCAATCTTTTCCTCAGCCATCTCCATCGTAATGTACAAAACATTTTTGTTCTGTAGTAAACAAGCAGAGGCAACATGGCACATAAAGAGAGACTTACCCACACCAGTGCCTGCAAGAGCAATGTTGAGAGACTTATTACAAAGACCGCCCTTTGTGATCTTGTTGAAGAAGTCCAAGTCAAAAGGAATCTTTTCCTCAGTCTGATGGTAGAAGTCGTATCTTTCTTCATAATCATTGAGATAATCGTGTCCAACGTGATTATCAAAGGAGACTGCTAGAGCATCAGAAAGGATTGACGGAATAGCATCCCTACCTTTCTTCTGGTCTTCACCTCCATCTGCGATACTGATTGACTCTACAAGTGCAAGATAGATTGCACGATCACGACACCACTTCTCAGCAGTATCAATCAACCATTGCTTGTCGTTAGGGACATGCTCAAGTTTAGAAAGAGATTCAACAGTCTGCTTATATACTTCATCATTTAGGTCAGTTCGATTCTCAACCTCAATCTGCAGTGCAGCAGTTGTAGGAAGTGTATTGTATTTTGCAATGAACTTTGATATCTCGGTAAAGATAATCTTCTCGTGATAGTTCTCAAAGTATTCTTCCCGCACAAATGGTAGAACCTTACGGGAGAAGTCCTCATTGAAGACCAGGTTCTGTATGACTGTAGACTCAATTCGTTCCATTACTTATAATGTAGATACGTACTCAGAATGTACTTTGGACATTCAATCACTGGTTCACCCCTATGTGGGAACATCCACAAGGGAGGGAAGATAACCAGTTTACCTTTCTTAGGTTCAATTGTCAATCCTTCAAACACAGTGTTGCCTTCATTAGGCACATCATTTAGATACCATAGAAATGCCAAAAACCTCCGTGCAGATGCATGGGTCTTTACATCTACATGAGTATCAAACATATCTTTCCCATCAGGTTCATACCTCTTGATACGGAATTGTTCAAAAGCATGTGACTCTGGGAAGACTCTTTTATCTACAAACTCATAGTAATCATTTCGATACTCAAATGTCTTTGCAATTAAGAGATTGTGTATGTGACTGATTTCTTTGGAGTTTTCTGTGAGGTTTATTTGGGTGAAGGATGGTTTACTATCCTCGTCAATGCGTTCATGTTTATCTGGACTCTGGTCGAAGAAACCTATAAGAAAGTCACAGGTCTCTTCGTCTAGTGCATCATCATAGACACGAACAAAATCATTAAGTAGAACCATAACTGAATTCTTGCTTCGCAATCTCATCAAGTTTCTGCATCACTTCTGGTGTGAAGTATTGCTCTGGGTCTTTCAAGATTGCCTTAGCATAGACTTTCTTGCCGTCTATCTCATATCGACCAGCAACGTTTTTCCAAAGTCCGCCAATCTCACCGAGTTCAAGAAGACCGTAATATCGATCAAGACCACGCTCATCGTAATAAAGGCGCACTGTAACATCCTTGTTCTCCTTGCTTAGACGCGACTTTGCTGTTTTAGCTTTAATAAGATTTCCAACGACTTCTGTTCCGTCCTTTTCTTTCTTTTTGCTGAGATATATGATTGTAGACGCAGCATATTTGAGACCGCTGCCTCCGCCCATTTCTTTGGTGGGAACGTATGATCCGATGACATCGTAGGTGTGGTTGGTTACTAGGAGTGGAATGTTTGCTTGTCCCAGTTTCAGAGTGAGCATGCGGAATGCACCTTTGACCAATTGGGATTTAGTCATATCACGAACTTGTTTCTCGTTCAGTGCGTCGGTGATCTCCTTCTCTGTGGAAAGCATTCCTAAAGAGTCTAGCACAAACATGCAAGGACTGCGATCCTCTACAGGTTTTTTTAAGTATATGTCTACTGCCTTCAGTGCCTTCTGACGGAAGTCCTCAATCGTTACGACATTGACGACAACCACTCGGGTAAGGTCAATCCCTCTACTTGCAAGTAGACTCTTATTAACAGCCGCTTCAGAATCGAAATATAGGCAATAACCATCAGGATTAGAATCCAGGAAATTTTTGACAACCGCAAGCGAGAAGAAAGTTTTGCCAGTACTAGACTCGCCAGCAATGGCAGTAATCTTATTCCCAGATACACCGCCAAATATAGACCCTGAAACAAGTCCGTTAAAAATGTACGAACCTGTGTCCACATACTGTTCTTTGTCGTCGATGTCTGCGGCGAGTTGGGTGTAGTCATCTCCGATCTCTTTTACAATTTCTTTTAATAAATCCATAATTACAATGCAAATCCAAATTCTTCACGGGCAATTTTCTTGTAAGGTCCGCCTGGGTTAGCGTCCCTAATCTCCTTGATTCTTACCATCTTTTGATATAGGGCAGCGTCTCCACCAAGGCGAAGAGCACTTACGATAGTGTTCAGTTCTTTGTCGTTGATAGGAAGATCCATTCTACTCCATTACGTTTTTTGATTCTGTGCAGATAACCCAATTATAACGCTTTTTCATTTCATTTGCAAACCACTTAGCATTGGTTTCATCATCAAAGTATCTGCTCTGCTGTTGGGGAGAAAGTTCTCCCGGTTCGGACCATCGAACAATGTATTTACTCATGAAAAGAAACTCTCTAAACTCACCTTCTTTTCGACAGACCACCCGATAGCATCCAAGATCACTTTGAGTGGATCAAGGAATGCCTTATTGAACTGCATCTCATAATCGACGAATCGCTCTAAGTCCAGTTCCTTAGGGAAGTCTTGAATGAAGGATATTACATTCTCTCTAGTCGGGTTTGGATTCTTCAGATAGCAGAACTTAATCTTATCGCCATTTTGTATTTGGGCGTACTTCTTATCCAATCCACGCTCTTTTATATAGAAGTTATACAGCAGGGCACCACGGCAATGCATTGGTGTTCCCTTTGCATAGATTGTATTTGCACCTTTATACTTGGTGACACTAGAGACAGACCGTGGGAATGCAACTTCCTCAGGTGGTAAATTACGGAACTCTTTACGGGAGTTCTCAATGAACTCAATCACCTCATCCTCAGTTCCACTCATCACCAGTTTCAGACCATCCTTGATCATCTGACGGCAGGGTGCAGGTGTGGATGACTTGACTGCTTCGATACCCATGATCTTAAGTTTAGGTTCTGCATATCGCACACCCTCACTATCCCATACATTCAGGATGTATCGTTTCTTGGCAGTCCAGATTCCACGGTCAGCGATATTCTCTCGCTTCATCTGCATCTTCTGGTCATAAGCGTTTACGTAGTCGGCCAACGCTTGGTAAGAACTTTCAATATAAGGCTCAAATTCCACTTCACAGACCTTATTAAGGAAGTTGACAATGACCTCAGGATCTTTCTCTCTTTCTTTGAATACCCAGTCAACAAAAGGACCCAGATTAAGATAAATGGAATCAGTATCTGAAGCAATAACATAATCAGTATTCTCCGTCTTGAGGATTTTGTTCAGTTTCTGATTCATCTTATTCTCAATCCAGCGGATAGATACCTGACCGGACAGAGTGATTGCTTCTGCGTTTGCTAGTTTGAAATACCTGAAGTATTGATTACCAATAGCACCATAAGCAGAGTTAAGAGAAATCTTCTTTGCCATTTGGATGTTGTTACACCTGGCGATTTCCTTCTCAAGTGCTTTAGTAGGAGTCTTCTCATATTGTTGTTTCGCAGCAAGCATCTTCTTCTTGAAGATTACACGGTCACCATACATCTTCTCCATCAACTGTGGTAGGAATCCCTTCACATCCTTACGGTACATTGCACCATTGGCGCATACCGCATAATCCTTATACATCTCAAAGGTTATTTCCTGATTAAGTATCTTATTAACTGTAGTTGAGGGGTGCCGGGTGTCCTGTAATGTCTCTGGTGAGATGTTGTACTGCATAATAAGATGAGGGTAGAGACTGTTAAGGTCAAAAGACACAACCCAATCATACTTTCCCGGAATCGGTTCCTTGACATAGGCACCTGCGTATTGTGAATCTTTTTCAGATCGCTCTTTGGGAGGGATAACAATGTTGTTCCTCTTTAAGTAGTTATAGATAATCGCATCCCAAGTGCGGACCTGAAAGAACACATCGTTGTAATTCACCTTGGCGTCATATGCCATAGTCAATGCCAACTCAATCAGTTTCATCTTGTCTTCCAGACGGTCAACAAGTTCAACGTCAATGATGTTATATTCAATGAACTTCTGCCAGTTACCTGTATAGAAGTC